ATCTGCCGAGACAATCTGCTTATCTAGTACGCCTCTCCTGACTCCCATGTCAGCTCCTTACACGATCTTCCAGTTGGTACCATCGCTCTCGACTTCCAACGACTCCTCAGCCGAAATCAGGTCGAAACTCGGGTTGCCGTTGATGGTCTGACCCAGGATGCCCTGGACCGTAATGTTGTTCGCGGGCGGGCCCGGCTGCGGCGACAGGCTGATGATCCTCACCACCTCCCCCGCGCTTCCGATGGCCGTCGGCAGGTCCACGAGGACGTTGCCGCCACTCGGGTCCACCTTCACGGTCTCGTGGACGACCGGCGAGTAGGGCGAGTCCCCGATGCCAATTGCCGCATTGTGGACGAAGGCTATCGTGGCCACGCCACCGATGGTGAACACGTTGCCGACGTTGTCCTTCACCGCCAGGAGACCGGTCACGTCGTTCAGAAAAACGCGGAGCTGATCTGCCTCGGTAGCATTATCCACCGCTGCCGGGGTCTTGCGCCGAAGCTGGAAAGTGCTGTCAGTAGCCATCTACTAGCTCCATCTCCTACTCCCTCAGCCCGGGATGAGCGCCAGCTCGCCGTCGAGGTTCAACTCACCGTCGATGGTTATACCGCCCGACACTACCATCTGTTGATTTTCAGGCACAGTAACTGAGTTGCCCAGGACGACGACCTTGTAGCTGAAGTTCTCGCCACCGGCGGCGCCACCGCCACCAGAGAACAGATCCTCGGCCGTAATGGTAGTCCCATTCTTGATGATGAAGCCGTTGCGGAAAACGAAGTTCGTCCCCGAGCGCAGGCCCAGGACGAGCGAATCGTTCGTGTTCGCCGCGATGTTGGCGACCTCGGCCGCGACATTGCGGTTCGCGCCTGGGGCTCTGACGATCTCGGCACGGATGATCTGGCCATTCGTCGGCAGGAGCGTGTTGGCTACGAGCTGCGTGAAGAAGCTGGTGGACGGCGACCAGACCAGGAACGGCGAGTCCCAGGTCAGTCCCGTGGTGGTGCTCCAGGTCAGGGTCCCGCCGCCGGTGAGGACGAGGTTCCGGTCCTCGCGAGAGGCGAACCCCGAGGCGTCCTGCGCGCGGATCTGATCCCGATACCGCGCGTACCACGGGTCCTCGTTTTCCGAGGGGAACGGCCATTCCATGCGCGGCGAAAGCTCGGCCACCTACTTCTTCTCCCTCTGCTGCTGCTGCTCGTACAGCTCGTCAATCGCGTAGGCAGCCTCCTCGTGAGCACTGCCTCGGTACGGATCTTCGCCCCTCAACCAGGCCGTAGTCCAGTTTGCGACCCCGAGCTGGAGGTAGCCGGTGAACCAGATCCCCAAAGCCAGCCACAGGGAGGCAGACGACTGCCCGACCGCCAGCACCACGGCCCCGATCAGGAGCCCTCGGAGCATGGCCGCCTCGTACTGCTCGACGTGGACACCGATCTCGTGCTCCTCCAGAGCCGTCCACTCGCCCGGCGAGCTGCGGCCCGGCCCGATGATGATGGAGTGGCCGAACGTGGTTCCGCCCCAGGTACGCGGGTGGGACTCCTGCTGGTGCCCGGTCTTGATGAGGTAGAAGCCCTTGGGCCAGGTGCCCGGCGCCACCGGCCAGGAGCCCTCCCTGATGTCGCAGGCCAGGACCGGTCCGCCTGGAGCTGACCTGCCGTCCGGCGCGTCCAGGATGTGGTTGCGGCGGTTCTCCCACCGGAGCCGCTCGCCCCAGAGCGCCCACACGACCAGGCAGGCGGGCCAGGCGATGATCACGTCCCACGGCGAGGCCGTCAGGTACAGGACCAGGTGCCGCCAGGTGGCCATGTTCATGCCGCCGCCGCCTCTGGCGTCAGGACCACGGTGCCCTTGGTGATCACGAACCGCTTGTCGATGATCAGGTTCCCGTCGAGGTTGAGGAAATCCGGGACCAACGTGCCGAGCGGGCCGATGGAGCCGTCGATGGTGTAGACGGAATACTTCACCCCATCAACGCCGCCGATGCCCGTCTGAGGGTTGGGGGAGGTGACGGTGTCGAGGTCAGACGTGCGAAGCGAGGCCCCGAACGCCCGGACACGCAGCAGCTCGTCCACGGCCTTGCGGACATTCGACAGGACCGTGGCCTGAATGAAGCCCGGCAGGATGCCAATCTTGGCGGTGAGGGCCGCTGGCACCAGGGCCGCCGCGCCAGAGACCACTTCCGGGTCCTGAGTGACCTCCTTGCGCTCGTTCAGGAAATCTTGGAGTGACCGGACCAGGGCAATCGGCGGCGGCGAGAGGAACCCGTTGGCGTCCCTGGTCAGGATGGGCACCTGGATGAGGTTGGCCTGGCAGTCGGCCGCCAAGAACCCGTCCACGTGGCTGAAGATGTCGCCCAGCTCCGTTTCCACGGCGGCCGCAAAGCCGCTGTCCATCAGCCCGTCGATCACGACGACCCTGGCTGAGATGTCGCTCAGGAGCGGGGTCACCAGGGCCAGGCTGGCCGTCGCCGTGGCCAGCTCGACAGCGGCCTGGTCAGTCGCCTCGCCCGCGCTGGATAGCTGCGACTGCGTGGCGCTGGCGTCCGCTCCAATCCCGGTGGCGCCGGTGGTGATGTCAGCCGCCTCGGTGGCGATTGCGTCGAAGAACCCGTTGATGGCCGTCTTCTCCGGGATGGATGCCGTGCTGGCGTCCACGTCGGCCTTGCCGTCGATCACCAGGACCTGGATGTCGGCGGCATCGACCAGGATCTGATTCGCCTTGTTCTTCAGCAACTGGACCGAATTGCCAGCGTTGTCGACGGCGGTATCAGCCGCGCTCACCTGGTCGGTGGCGGCGGTTACGTCGGCATCGATCGAGTCACGCAGCTCCTCCAGGTTGCCCGTGCCCGATACGTCCGCCTCGATGCCCGCTGTCTCAGCTTTGACGCTGGCCGACAGGTTCGCGACGATGACGCGGATGTTGTTGAGAAAGACCTGGAGCTGGAGATCGTCGTCCGCGCTGCGGGCCACGAACGCCTGGGCCACGGCCACCGATCCAGAGATCGGGTCCGTGTACGCCTCCGCGAGGCTCTCGTAGTCGTCCCTGGTGATGGCCACGGTGTGCGCCCGGAACACCTTGGGGGCGTTCGCCTTGGCCCGGTCCAGGCTCTCCTGGTCGGAGCCGCCCGAGCTGGGCAGGGGGTTGGTCACGATCAGCGGCACCGTGGTCGCGCCGATGACCAGGGGCGACACCACGCCGACGATCGTGCCGCTCTGGACGAGTCCGCCAGATCCAACCGTGGCGATGTACTCGACACGAATCTCGGCCGTCGTCACGGGGATGTTCCCGGCCACGCCGTTGCCGAACCGGATGGTCGGCGGGTCGTCGCCAATGCCCACCTCAAACTGGTCGGTCTGGTCGAAGGTGATGATGTCGTTCTCGGTCCAGAAGTCGCCGTCGATCCTGCCCGTCAACGACCCGGCCGCGATGGAGGCTCCGACCCCTGGTGAGAGCCGGAAAATCTGGTTGCGGGACCCGTTCGACGTGAAGTTCTCCACGCGCGTCACGCCCTGGCGAACGGCCACGGTCCTCGGGAACGACGTGGGGCCCTCGCCCGCCGGGAAGATGACCTCCTCGATGGTTTCGAAGATGACGCCGCCTGGGCCCTGCCACTGGAAGCCAACCGGGACGGCTGTGTCGATGGGCTGAATCTCGTCCAGGGTGACGTCGAGATCCACCGAGGCCGATACGGCCCCGGCCACCTTGTAGCCGAGCTGGCGCGCGAGCCGGACGACGCCCTTGCGCGTGCGCGCGGTCGAGATGTAGCTCTCGGTGGCCTGCCGGTCGATGTAGAAGCTGAGGGTCTCCGCCGCCCAGCTCACGATGTCGATGAGCATCAGGCCGGTGCCAGACACCACGAAGTCGTTGAACTCGGTGACGAACAGCGCCTGGATGCGCGCCACGATGTCATCGACGAACGTGAAGAAGTCTTTGCCAGCGAACCTTGCTCTATTTATGTTCGCCTGTGGGCTTTCGATCTGGATCGGATCCGCCATACGCCTACACCGTAACCTCGGTGGACTTTAGCTGTCGATTTACCTCGTAGATCACCGTGACAACGACCTCGCGGCCGCCCGAGGTGTCCCGCTCGTCAATCAGCACATCCAGCACCCGAATCCTCGGCTCATTGTCAGCCAGCGCCCGCCGCACCTCGTGGCCGAGGCCAGCCCGCATGACCGAGTTCACGTTCTCAAACACGAAGTCGTAGATGTTGCTGCCCGCGTTCGGGCGCATGACCCGCTCGCCCCGGCGCGTGAGGATGATCCGCCGGATGTTGTCAGCAACCAGCTCGTCATCGACCTTGGCCTGCGGAAACTCCGTCGAGCCCTTCGTAAACGGGAAACCTATGCCTCGGGTCGTCATCGTCGGTTGACTCTACACTTCATCTATTGGACACGGCGGAATTGCGGGCAGCCCAGGGATGGTCGGAATCTTCGGAATAGACAGGGGAATGCCCGGCAGGCCCGGCAGTCCCACACTCGGCGGGAAGCCAGGTGGCCCTGGGATGCCCAGGTCGGCCGACACATCGAGGGTCGGCAGCCCTGGGGGGCCGATGGGTGGAATCGGAATCTTCGGAACAGACAGGGGGATGCCCGGCAGGCCCGGCAGGTTGA